TCAAGCGACATGCGCCTGGCCGCGAGCATCCCCATGGTGCTGGTGGAGCGCTACCTCAACGACCACGCCATCACGCTGCAGGAGCTGGGCCGCTCGCCGGAGCACCAGAAGCGCCTGCTGAACGACCCGGCGCTGGCGCATTTCCGCATCTGGAAGGGCAGGGTGTGACATGGCTATTGCCACCTACTCCGACTTGCAGGCCTCGGTGGCCAACTGGCTCAAGCGGTCGGACCTGACGTCCATCATCCCGGACTTCATCACGCTGGCCGAGGCCCGCATCGCGCGAGACCTGCGCCTGCGCCGCCAGGTCACCAACACCACGCTGAGCACCGTGGCCGGCACGCAGACCGTGACCCTGCCCAGCGACTTCTTGGAGATGGAAAACATCTCGCTGAGCAACACCACGCCCCCCGCGGCGCTGTCGGTGGTGACGCCCGAGATCATGGACCGCAAGTTCCCGAGCGGCTACGCCAACGGCCAGCCGGTGGTCTATGCGATCGTGGGCAACACCATCCAGTTCGGCCCGACGCCGGATGCCGTCTACACGGTGAGCCTGGACTACTACCAGCGCTTTGCGGCGCTGTCGACCACGCCCACCAACTGGTTGCTGACCAACCACCCCAGCGTGTACCTGTTTGCCGCTTTGGCTGAGGCCAGCGGCTACGTGTTCAACGACGAGCGCATGCCCACCTGGGAGGCCAAGTACCAGGCCGATGTGCAGGCGCTGCAGCGCGCTGACGACACGGCCCTGCGCTCGGGTTCTGCGATGAGAGTGAGGACGCTATGACGGTTGAGACCGCGACCTACATCAACGGCCTGAACGCCACCTACCCGGCGGCTTCGGACCCCAAGAGCGAGGGTGACGACCACCTGCGCCTGATCAAAAGCACGGTCAAGGCCTCGTTTCCCAACGTGGCGGGGGCGGTGGCGGCCAGCGATGTGGAGCTGGGTTATGTGGCGGGCGCCACCAGTGCGCTGCAGACACAGCTCAACGCCAAGGCGCCGCTGGCGTCTCCGGCTTTCACGGGCACGCCTACCGCACCGACGGCGGCCGCGGGCACCAGCACGACACAGGTGGCCACCACGGCGCATGTGGCGGCCTCCATCTTGGCCAGCAGTGGCATCACGGCGGTCTTGCCTGGGCAGACGGGCAACGCCGGCAAGTACCTGAGCACCGACGGCAGCAACGCGAACTGGGTTCCAACGCCGTTTGATACGGCCCTGGCCCTGCTGGGCAACTCGCGCAACCAGTTCTACGCGGCCAGCAGCACATTTACCGTGCCCAGCGGGGTGTCGTCTATCCGCGCCTATGCGTTTGGTGCTGGCGGTGCGGGGGCCGCGGGCGTGGCTTCCACGGCCAGCGGCGGCGGCGGAGGTGGTGGTGGATGCGCTTATGGCGACATCGCGGTGGCCGGGGGCCAGACGGTCACGATCACCATCAGCGGGTCGTCTACCACGGTAGCTATAGGCGCAACCACTTACTTGACGGCTAACGCAGGCAGCGCAGCCTCTGGTGGCACTGGTGGCAGTGGCGGCACGGCAAGCAAGGACGTCAGCGTTACAGGCGGCGGAGCCTATACGGGCGGTGCTGGCGGCTCGGGAGGAAACAACTCCACAGGTGGTGGAGGCGGAGCATCCGGTTCGCCTGTTGGAACTGGTGGTGCGGGTGGCGCATGCGTAGCCGCAGGCGTTGGAAGCTGTAGTGGTGCTGGCGGAGGTTGGGGAGGCGCTGGTAGCGCCGGGACGACAAGTCAGTACAACGGCGGCGGTGGAGTCGGTGGAGCCGGTTCAACAAATGCCGGAGGTGGATCTGGTGGTGCAGCGTCTTCTTCTGTTGCGGGTGTTGGTCGAGGTTTGAACAACCTGTTCAGCGATCCAATCTTGCGTCCGTTGACAGGTTTTGGTGGGCTTGCTGCAGGTAATTTTGGCGCGATTAGTCTTCCTCAGCCGGGTGGTGGAGGAGTCAACAGCGCAGGAGCGTTTGGCGGCGGCGGAGGCGGAAGTTTGTCAACTGGGTATGCCAGTTTGTTTGGTGGAGGCGCTTCTGGCGGAACCGCATCGTCAAGTCCATCTGCGTCTGCTGGTGGAGCTAACAATTACGCAGGCGGCGGCGGCGGAGGAGGTCAGTACAACACCAGCGTTGCATCTGGTGGTGCCGGTGGTGGTGGTGCTGTCTTCATCCTGTACTAAGGAGCCGACATGAGATACGCATTTGTGCAAAACGGCGTGGTGCAGGAAGCCTGGAGCCGTGACCCTTTTGAGTTGTTTGACGCCGGCTACGCGGCGCTGTTTGTGAATTGCCCTGACGAGGTGCAGCAAGGCTGGAGCTTTGACGGCACTACCTGGGCGGCGCCTGCTGAGCCGTCGCGCGTTCCCGCCTCGGTGGCCATGCGTCAAGCCCGCCTGGCCCTGCTGCAGGCCGGCAAGCTGGCGGCAGTCGACGCGGCCATTGCGGCCTTGTCCAGCCCAGCCAAGGAAGCGGCGCAGATCGAGTGGGAGTACGCCACGGAGGTCAAGCGAAGCAGCGCCCTGGTTGCGCAACTGGCGCCCGCCTTGGGGCTGGACGACGCGGCGCTGGATGCGCTGTTTGTGACCGCCAGCACGCTCTGACATGCCCATCGTCACCGTCAACGATTGCGGGCGCGGCTGGAACGCCGACCTGTCGCCGGAGGAGCTGGAGGCCGGCATGTGGTCCAGCGTGACCAACATGCGCTTTCTGAACGGCTACGCCCAGCGCTTCAGCGGCACCACGTCAGTGTTTTCCGCGCCCAGCATCACGCCGTACTGGCTCGGCTCGTACCAGACCACCACCAAGAAGTTCTGGGTGCACGCCGGCACGCAGAAGGTGTTTGTGGACGATGGCGCCACGCGCACTGAGATCACCCCGGGCAGCTTGTTCACGGGCACGCAGGACGACCGCTGGACCGGCGGCGTCTTGGGCGGTGTTCTCGTGATGAACAACGGCGTGGACCAGCCGCAATACTGGGGTGGCAACGTCGCCAACGACCTGGCCACGCTGACGGGCTGGAACAGCAACTGGCGCTGCCAGTCCCTGTTGCCGTTCAAAAACTACCTGGTGGCGTTGAATATCAGCAAAAGTGGCACGGCCTACCCGCACATGGTGAAGTGGAGCCACGCCGCGGTCCCGGGCACCATCCCGACCAGCTGGGACGAGACGGACGCGACCAAAGACGCCGGCGAGCAAGACCTCGCAGAGACGGCGGACCTGCTGGTGGACGCGCTGCCGCTGGGGGATGTGCTGGCGGTCTACAAAGAGCGCTCGTGCTACGAGATGCGCTTTGTGGGGCAGCCGTTCATCTTCCAGTTCCGGCGCATGCCGGGCGAGTACGGCATGCTGGCGCGCGGCTGCGGCGTGAACACGCCCGTGGGCAACGTGGTGCTGGCTGCGGGAGACGTGATCCTGAACACCGGCCAGGGCATGGTGAGCATTGCCGACGGGTTGGTGCGCAAGTACATATTCGACAACCTGTCCAGCGACAACTATAAGCGCGCGTTTGTCACCAGCAACCCGCAGCGCAACGAGGTGTTGATCTGCTTCCCGTTTGCGGGCTCAAGCTATTGCAACAAGGCCTGTGTGTGGAACTGGCAGACCAAGCTGTGGGGCCAGCGTGACCTGTCCAACGTCACCTACGGCGCCACAGGGCAGCTGGACTACACCACCACCAGCACCTGGGCCGCGGACAGTGAGCAGTGGGACTGGGACCAGACCACCTGGACCGGCAACGATTACGCGCCCAACGAGGCGCGTTTGCTTTTGAGCGCCACCACGGCCATCAAGGCTTGGGACGTGGGCAACAGCGACGACGGCACCAACGCCTTGCAGGGCACCCTGCAGCGCACGGGCATGAGCTTTGGTGACCCGTACACCAACAAGCTGGTGCGGGCCATCCGGCCGCGCATTGACGGCAACCTGGCAAGCCCCATCACGATCCGGGTTGGTGCAGCGATGAACGCTGACCAGGCCCCGACGTGGTCCAGCCCGGTGACGTACACGGTGGGCTCTGACATCAAGGCCGACAGCTTTGCGCAGGGCCGGTTTGTGGCGGTGGAGTTCTCGGCCAGCAGCCCGTTTCGGGTGCGCTCGTTTGACCTGGATGTGATCACCACGGGGGCGTACTGATGTACTCGCCCAGACCCGTGCCGCCCGATGCGGCGGCGCTGCCGGCGTTTCTGCAGCAAGAGCTGATGAACATCGCTCGGGCGTCGGTGGAGAACAGCCCGTTCTTGAGCTTGCAGATGCTGTACGCCGCACCTGCCAAGCCCAGAGACGGCATGGTGGTGCTGGCCGACGGCACCACGTGGAACCCCGGCAGCGGGGGCGGCTTTTATGGATACCGCGCCGGGGCATGGCGCTTCTTGGGGTAACGACATGGCAATCACGTTCAACACGGCCAACATGACCAGCGCCGCGGGCAAGGCGGGCGAGTACAACCGGCTGCTCAAAGAAGGCTACTCCGACGCGGCTATCCGCCAGGCCGCGGAAAGTCAGTTTGGCGCGCAGTCGGCGGGCGACTTGGCTTACCTGCAGGGCTTGGCACAGCAGCAAGGCATGACGCCGCAGCAACTGGCCAACCTGCAGGCCTTGTCACCGCAGCAAAAGGCGCAGGCCTATTTGAGCGGCTTGGCCGGCGGCAAGACCGATGAGCAGTTGCGCATGGAGGCCAGCGGTCTGTTTGGCATGCAGTCCGACACCGACTGGACCGCGCTGCAACAACTGGCGGCCTCCAATGGTGGCAGCGCAGGCAGCAATGCGGTTGGCAACGCTGGCGGTAATGCTGGGGGCAGCGCGGCCGGCAACCCCTTCATGCCCCAGACCCTGACCAACCCCTTCACCTACACGCCCAACCCGTACCTGGGCGACATGGCCAAGAGCATCACCAGCCAGGTCACGGACAACCTGCAGCGCAACATCCTGCCGGGCATCGGCAGCGCGGCGGTGGCTGCCGGCGGCTACGGGGGCTCTCGGCAGGGGGTGGTGGAGGCCAACGCGCTGAAAGACGCCAACCAGGGCCTGAGCAACTCGCTGGCCAACCTGTACGGCCAGGACTACAACAGCGCCATGAGCCGCGGCCTGCAGCGCTACCAGGCAGATCAGGGCTACAACCTGGGCCTAGGAAACCTGGGGCTGGGCTTTCAGAACAGCGCGCAGAACTACGCGCTCGGCATGGGCAACCTTGGCCTGGGTTACCAGAACAGCCTGCAGAACTTCTACACCGCGCAGCGCGGCCAAGACATGCAGGGCCTGCAACTGGGCGCCAACCTGTTCCAGCAGGGCAACACCGGCATGCAACAGCAAGGCCAGGGCCTCTACAACCTGGGCCTGACGCAGCAGCAAGCGCCGTGGAACGTGGTGGGCAACTACACCAACACCGTGAGCCCGTTCACCGGCTTTGGCAACACCTCCACCAACACCCCGGGCAACGCCTTGGCTGGCGGTCTGGGCGGCGCCTTGGTGGGCGCTCAGCTCTACAACATCTTCAACAAGCCGTGAGGTCCGCATGAACTACCAAGACATCATCCAGCAGGCCTTGCGCGCCGGCTTTGGCTCCGGCATCGGCGGCAACCCGATGATGGCGCGCATCAACGGGCTTGAGGTTTCGCCGTACATGGAGATGACGGGGACGTCTGAGCAGGACCTGGGATCGCCCTACCAAGCCGGCTACACCGTCAGCACCCC